ACAGCAATGAGCCGCTACTCAGCCGGCGCCCGTGGTTCCGGTGTTATCCCCAGTGGTGGCGACCAAGCTGCTGGTGGCGGCACTGGCGGCGGTGTTGCCACAATGGAACCAATCGACGTTCGTTACAGCGTCGAGCGCATCAACAACGTGGATTACGTCACCGCCGATCAGTTCCAAGCGGGTATGGCGCAAGCCGCCCAGCAAGGCGCCATCCAAGGTGAACGCCGTGCCATGCGTACACTAACCAACAGCGCCGCTGCTCGCGGGAGGCTTCGGATCTGATGGAATTTAACTACGGCCATTTATTTGAGGTTGGTCCCGCAGGACAACCATCCTATTTTTTCCAGAACTTTAGGATCGGCGATCAAATCAATTACGACAACAAGGCTTACCTGTATTTACCGTTCGCTTTTGGCGGAGCAGTCGCTTCCCTGAAAGGTGACAATTTGGACGCCACCGTACAACTGGCCAATACCGAAATCACCCGCAACTGGGCAACACAAGCCATAGAAAATTTGTGGGTTGCCAAGGTCACAACAGTTCTTTGGTCAGAGGCAAATATCGCTAGAGCCTTGTATTCCTACTGGGGCGTAGCTGCCACCGGCAACTGGGACGAATCAAACATCCAAGTTACGTTAAACAGTGTCTTGGACGCTGTAGACGCAAACATTCCCGCCCGCAAGATAACGCGAAACTCTGTCGGCAACATTCCGTTTACCAGCTCTGTCCGTGTGTAGCCACCTGATTGGGCGCGCATACGAATACGGCAAGGACGATTGCATCCACCTTGTCGTAGAAGTGCTGCAGCAGCTCGGTCGGAATCCGCCTGCGGTCAACGACCGCTGGTACGAATTGACCCCGCGTCAACTGATCGGCGAAATTCGGGCATACTGTGTACCCATAGGCTTACCCGAGTACGATGGGGATATCGTATTGCTAGCGGCGACGCCACCTACGTTCGGAGTCTTATGGCAGCGTGGCATCCTATTCATCAATCCGTTGACTTTAACCGTCGACTGGAAACCGCCGGCAAGCCTTACGATCCGCCGCTCCTACCGTATGAAATCGCGCTGATCGAAGCGCTGGGTTGCAGCGAAGAGGAATATAAAACTTTTGTTCGTTACGCAGCGCAACAGGCAGGCGTTCGCCCTGCCGAGTACGAGCATATTCCAGAAATTTACGCTGCAGGCCCTTTGGGGGCTTTGTTTTACTTCGGAACAAAAGCAGCAGTAACCGCCGCAGCAGCAAAGAGTGCCACCACAATTATCCTTACAAACCTTGCAATCGGTATTGCGCTGACCGCTGCCAGCCTTTTGCTGGCACCAAAGCCGCCTTCGCTATCCGACAAGCGTATTAAGCAGCGTGAACTTAAAGATCAAATCGGGCCTACTCGATTTAGTCAAACTTCTTCTTTTGACAACATCGCATCGCTTGCCGAGTATGGACAAGCAATCCCTATTCCTTTTGGTAAATTCGTCGACGCTGACGATAAAGATGAAGGCGGCACAGGCGGATTAACACTGGCACCGGCTCTTGTCTGGAGCCGCGTCTACTCCTATGGCACCTACCGCGCATTTGAAGGTATTTACGTCGTCGGTCAATACGGACTTGCCCAGTCACCTGAAATTGCAGGTGTCCGCCTTGGGACTTTTGCACTTAACAATCTTCACACCGACGAGTACGCGCTGCTTTGGTCATCCAAGAATGGATCAAATCGCCCGAACCCCATCTCAAACACAGTTTTAATTGGTGGTTCACGATCTGAACAGCGTCATCAAGGTTTTTCGGGCAGAAGCAATCCGTTTACAGCACCAGACCTTGATGAGGACATCAGCGATGCTGCGTCAATGGCGTACTCGCCTCAAGCACAGGTGCAGTTTGGTACTGCCAATCCAATCGCAAACGGCACAGCTTACCGATACAACTGGGAAATTATCAGTGCCCCAGAGAGTAGTTTTGAAGGTGACGGGGGCACAGATGCACAAAGGGAAGTCCGTGCTCGGCGTAAAAAGATTGCCGGTAGCCAAGCTGATCAAGTAGGCGGCGACCCTACGGGAGAGTCAGGACAGCCTGGAATTGGCCGAGCCTACTCGCGCACAATGGGCCTGACCCATCACACTCCCGCGAACGGCGCACTTACCGCTTACAAAAACAAAGCAGTTGTAAACGTCACTAAAGGAGATTATGTACTGTTTCATCTTGTCAAACAAAAATGGAAAGATTTACAAGATGACTTTACCTATAGCGGGTACAAAACCCAAACCAACGTCAAAGACTTACGCGACACGTCGCGCAACTGGCGTGAGCAGGCATCCGACATGCTCAGTGTTGGCTCTGAATGGTTGATCGGCGCAACTGTTTGGCGCGTTGTTGAAAATCCGGGCATTGATAATGCCGGCAATATGTTTGCCGTTAAGCTGGAGTGCATAGAAATTCTTGGCGACACTCGCATAGGAATTGCAGGTGAACGAGCAGTTGACGAGACCCTAGTGGGGTATGAAGGTCAAAAGTTTGACCAAACTTTGCACTGCGATATAAACCACTGGTCGTTGTGCCGTTACTTTTCTTCTACTATTCGCCCGGTTCGTAGAGATACTCAAGTTATTGAGTTTGGCATTCGTTCGCAGGTGTGGAATCGAGCAGACGGCCTGTGCAACTTTAGCGTCATACCCACTCCAGCAAAGCTTGACCGCCTAGATCGCAAAGACGTTACGCTTACGACACCACGTCAATCGCGCTATTTCAATCGCGCAAGTTTTTTCCAGCTTGCAGTACGCTCCGTACCCACTGGCGCGCAAACGTCGGATTGGTCCGTTATCCCTCAGTTGTTCTGCGTAGTCGGCAGAGCACCTGTGGATCAGCATAATTACATCAGGGTTAAAGCTTCAGACACTGCTTACTACGAGTATAGATTTATCCCCAAGAGCGGCGCGGACATTTACCACAATTACAGCACTGCCAGAGTGTGGCGACTTAAGGCAGACGAACAAACAGTCCTCCAAGGTAGACGTGGGTCTTTTCACATACAAACAAACGGCATTGAACTGGATGTAGCGAATCTACTTGATTCGCCTGAAATGCTCACAGATAAAAGTGATGTTGCTAATGTACCCACTACACTCCCAACAATTAAGACGCCGGCCGCTGTTGCCGTGCATAAAACTAGAGTCAACAGAGGCGACAACAAACAAGTTGTTCAGGCGTGGCTAACGCATCTGTTTGGAAAAGCCACTAATAACGATACACGCGGAAAAACCAAAAAAGAAACGTTTACTCTTACAAAAGATGGTAACTTGAATGACACGATACAGCTGACCGTAAAAGCTACGTCAACGAAAAACAAAGACAAGCCAAAAGACAGCTACAATTACTATACGTGGCAAGTAGTTGAATATACTGTTGACAGCTACACGGGAAACTGGCCGGAAGGCACAAAAGGTGAAATTACCGTTTCAGGTGTTTACGCTATTAACAATCCGTTTGCCATCAAGTATCGCTATGACGTTATTACGTTGGTTTTTAACGTTACTCAAGTCAATGAAATTATCCAAAAACCTAAGGACGCAGATGTAAGCACCGCCGAGCGATCCTTCGAGATTGGAACAGGCGTTGCGGATTGTAGTTATTTTACCGAAGTAACCAAAAGCAATTACAACGGCCCCGAGCACGAAATTGTGTATGTCAACGAGTACGTTGAAAACGAAGAAACGCCCACGTACCCAAATATGTCCGTGGTGGCGTTAAGTCTAAAGAGCAGCGGGCAAGTCAGCAGCGTGGATCAAATGCGGATGTGGGTGCCAGATGGCATCAGTGTCCCTCGCCTGCTCGAAGGTACTGACGGACCAAGCAATTTGTTTGCTGACGCTGTTATGTATTTACTTAAGAATACCGAGCAAGGTTTAGGCAAAATTATTCCTACCGACCTAATCGACGAAGCTAGCCTGAGAACTACAGCAAAATTTCTTCGCGCCAACGAGATCTTCTTCGACAGCGTTATTGAAGAATCCGAAAACCTTCGCTCGTTCTTGTACAACGCAGCGTCTTTACAGCTGTGTAACTTTACGATCAAGAATGGTCGCTTCGGGATGATGCCTGCTTTGCCCTACGACGCAAACGGCAAAATATCTACAAACCCAATCGAAATTGAACAGATTTTTACCGCAGGCAACATTATCGAAAACAGCTTGCAGCTCAGCTACCTTGATGCCGCCCAACGAGTGGATTTCCAAGCAGTCGTAACCTGGCGCGAAAACCTTAAATATGATCTTCCTAATCAACGCTCTGCCACTGTTTACTGGGCCGACGCTGCCGGCGACACAGTCAACCAGCAAACTTACGACTTGTCCGAGTTCTGCACGAGCAAAAAACAGGCTCTTCTGACCGCAAAATTCCTGTTGTCCGCAAGACGAAGAATTACCCATAGCATTGCGTTTAAGACTTCACCTGACGGCCTGAACATTCAGCCTGGCTCGTACATTCGTGTCATCACCACTAGCACCACCTACTCAGCGCAAAACAACGGCGTAATCACCGACGCTGGCACGCTTTTCTCCGTTGAGGCAATTCCAGACGGTGACTACAAAGCACTGGTTTACAACCCGCAGTCCGGTGAGATTACAGAAAAACAAATTACTATCGCTTCTAACACTGTCTCGAACACTGACGTGTACGGCTGCCTATTTACGCTGATTTCCCAGCAGGTCAACCAAGCCGTGTATCAAGTCGAGCAGTTAACCATCGAAGAGGACGGCTTGGTCAGCATTGCTGCTGTCCACGTTCCCGTAACCGCAAGTGGCGCTAGCCTAGTTGCAGACGATGTGCTAAACGGCAATTTTGAGGAGAAGGAGTAATGACATTTCCCTCATTGACGCCCACAAGCCGCGAGTTTGCGCCTGGTGACTGGCCAGTCAAACGGTTCAGCTCGCAATCTGGATCCGAAATTCGCATCCTGTACGGCAACCAGCGCACCAACGCAAAACTGGGCCTTGGCTACGACAACATCAGCGACACCGAGGCGCAGCAATTTTTGACTGATTACGACGCCCAACTTGGCACTTTGCGCACGTTTGACCTCCCAACGGAAGTTGCGGCCGGAACATCCGTCGCCATGGGAGCACCTGCTGGCACCAAGTGGCGCTATGAGTCAGAACCGCGAGTGCGCTCTGTACGCCCTGGCATTAGTAGCGTTACAGTAAGCTTGGTGGCGGTGTTCTGATGGCCAAGATCTACACCGGTAAAGATGGGCGCTTGCTGATCGACGG